CCTGTTAATCAAGAGGAGCCAGTAGCAGAAAATAAATCGGAGGAAAAGGAAGAGGTTATCGAAGAGAAACCTGTAGAATTGGATGACGAAATCGTTCTTTCACATATTAGAAAAAAATTCGGTAAGGAAGAATTATCTTACGATGACTTGCTACAAAAGGAAGTTGTAGAAAAAGAGTTGTCTAAAGATTTAGAAGCCTTACGTAAATATAAACAGGAGACAGGAAGAGGAATCGAAGATTTTGTTAAACTTAATCGAGATTTTGACAACGAGTCTCCAGATGCTATTATAGCTGAGTATATATCTACACAAAATCCTGAGTTTGATAGAGATGATGTTTCATTTGAAATGGAGCAAAAATTTTCTTTTGATGATGAAATAGATGACGATGTAGAAATACGAAGTAAAAAAATAGCAAAAAAGAAAATGCTTGCAGAAGCAAGAAAATTCTTTAATAATCAAAAGGAAAAATATAAGGCACCTCTTGAGTCAAGAGACGGTTTTATTTCTAATGAAGATAAAGAACTTTTTGAGCAGTACAAGCAAAGTACCAAGCAACAAGAAGCAAATAAGGAAGATATAACAAGAAGGTCGGAACATTTTTCTAAAAAGACAAACGAACTTTTCTCTAAAAATTTCGAAGGTTTCGGATACGAAGTAGGAGAAGAGAAAGTTACTTTTAAAATAAATGATGTTGATAAGGTTAAAGACGTTCAATCTGATGCAATGAATTTTATAAATAAACATCTAGATGAAAACGGTCTACTTAAAGATGCTAATGCTTATCATAAAGCTTTGAATGCAGCAATGAATCCAGACGCTTTATTTAAGTTTGCATACGAAAAAGGTGCTGCCGATGCAATAACAAAAGATGCAAAGGAAGCAAAGAATGTAGATATGAAAGCTAAATCAACACAACAGAAAGTATCTGAGCCACAAAAATATCGTGTTGTAAATCCTGGTAGCGGAAATCGCTTGGTTATTAAAAGTAGAAATAAATAATAACTAACATTTAAAAATTAAAATTATGGCTGGATCAGTAGCGGCTAGTCCAGGAGTAAATATAACTCCTGCACCAAGCAAGGTGGCAACACCTAATAATTACATAACTAACTTTGACTTCTTGAGTCAGTATCTTCCAGATACACACGAACAAGAGTTCGAGCGTTATGGTAACAGATCAATCGCATCATTTTTGCGAATGGTAGGAGCAGAGTCTCCAACAAACTCAGACCTTATTAAATGGTCAGAGCAAGGACGTCTTCATACTAAATATGAAGGAGTTTCTCATCACAGTGGTGGATTTTCCTCTGAAATTCGTGATGAGTTTAATATAGCATCAGGAACTTGTACGTTTAGAATAGGTCAGACTGTTTTACTTTCATCAGCAGCAAAAGGAATATCTAGAACAGCTGTTATTACAGCAGTAGGTACAGTAGGTACATCAGGTGCTGCTTTAACTACATTTAGAGTAGCTTACTATGAAAAAGACCTTGGAGCGTCTCCTTTTGCATCTGCAACAGATGTTGTAGCATATGTTTATGGTTCTGAATTTGCAAAAGGAACAGAAGGAATGGTTGGAGCTTTAGAAGCTGAATCTAGTATTTTTGATAATAAGCCAATTATTATTAAAGATAAGTATCTTGTTTCAGGTTCTGATATGGCACAAATCGGATGGGTAGAGGTTACTTCAGAAAATGGAGCAACTGGATACTTATGGTACATAAAGTCTGAACATGAAACTCGTCTTCGTTTTGAAGATTACATGGAAATGGCTTTAGTTGAAGCAGAACCAGCAGTAGCTGAAGGAGGTGCAGCAAAGCACTTTGGTAATACAGCTGGAGATGATGCTCAAGGTGGTACAGAAGGTTTATTCTATACTGTAAACGCTAGAGGTAATGTATGGTCTGGAGGTAATCCATCTACATTAGCTGATATTGATTCTATCGTTGAAAGACTTGACAAGCAAGGAGCTATCGCTGAAAACGTGCTTTTCTTGAATCGTCAGTTCGGATTCGATATCGATGATATGTTAGCATCTCAAAACTCTAACCCAGGTGGAACATCTTATGGTTTATTCGATAACGATGAAAGCATGGCATTAAACTTAGGTTTTGATGGTTTCACAAGAGGATATGAGTTCTACAAAACTGACTGGAAATACTTAAACGATGCTACGCTTCGTGGAGGTATCACAGGAGGTGCAATAAATGGTATCATGGTTCCAGCAGGAACAATGACTGTTTACGATCAAGTAATGGGTAAGAATGCTAAGCGTCCATTCTTACACGTACGATATAGAGAGTCTCAAGCAGAATCTCGTAAGTATAAAACATGGATGACAGGTTCAGCTGGTGGAGCTGCAACAAGTTCTTTAGATGCAATGGAGGTACACTTCTTGTCTGAAAGAGCACTTTGCACTTTAGGAGCTAACAACTTCTTCCTATTTAACGCTTAATAGTGAATATTAAAGGGAGGGGAATACTTCTTCTCCCTTTATTTTTTTTAATTATAATAAAATTTAAATACAATGAAATCAAATTCAAAGGTATATCGCCTTACAGGTGGAAAGACACCGCTAACATGTATGATCGCAACTAAACACTCAAGAAGTAAAGAGTTAACGTGGTTAGATCCAGAAAAAAAAGAAAATAGAGCGTTAAGATACGCTACAAATCAATCAAGCATTTTTCAAGATGAGCAAGATGGACAAGCTAGGCTTGGTCACATTGTTTTTATTGATGGAGTTTTAGTTGTTGAAAACAGAAAGATGACTCTTCAAAAATTTTTAGATTACCACCCAGACAACGTAAAAAATGGAGGTACTCTTTTTTATGAGATGAATCATGAAGCAGAGGCTAAAAAAGAAGTAGAGGCAATGGATCTTGACTTTGAAGCTCAAAAATTATCTAGAGAGTTAAGCATGAAAGAATTAGAGTCTGTAATGCGTTATATTGCTCCTGATAGAGTTGATAAAATGTATGCGGATGAGATAAAGCGTGACGTTAGAGTTTTCGCTAAAAGATATCCAGCAGAGTTTTTAGACATGTTTGACAATGTAGAGGTTGAGACGGATAATACTATAGCTAACATTATAGATGCTAAGCTTATAACATTTAGAAAAAAGAACTCAGAGGTTTGGTATAACCTTGAGAACAACAAAAAACTTTTGTTTAGAGTTCCTTTCGGTGAGAATCATATGGATGCTCTTACCGATTATTTTCACAATGATAAGGAAGGTGTAAAGAAATACAACGAGCTAGTTTCACTGCTCGAAGAGTTGTAATATAATTTGTACCTTTGTACTTTATTAACTCATAAATTTTTTTATTATGACAAAGTATTTATCAATTACAACGTCTAATGATGGCGTTCTTTACGTACCGACAGAAGGAGGAATCATCGCTCAATACATGGCAGCTACTCACATTCACATTTTTACTGCTGGACTAGGAAGTTCAGTTAAGATAAAAGTGGAAGGTACAAGTGTAACTCAAGCATTAGTTGACAATGTTAACGCTGCATTAAAAACAGCAGCAGAAACAAGTTGGACAAACGCAGTAGTACCAGTTACTATCCCAGCAGGTACAGCTATCACTGATTGGAGTTTAGTATAATTATAACTCTAATTATAAAATTAAGGCCTTTCTTTTTGAAGGGTCTTTTTTTTGTCTATATATATTGACCTTTTTTTTGTTTATCTTTGTATAAAACTCATCAGCATGATTAATGACGTAAGAAATACTGTACTTGCAATCCTAAGTAAAGATAACAACGGTTACATAACACCAGAGCAGTTTAATCTTTATGCTAAGAATGCTCAAATGGAAATATTTGAACAGTATATGCATGATTATAGTATAGCTGTAAAAAAACGTAACGCACGTTTGTATAATAGTGGATTAGGTGATGTCCCTAGTAGAATAGCAGAAGCAATAAATAGATTTAGAACAGAGTCTACATTAACATATAATGGTACTACAACTCATTTTGAATTACCTACAGATGCTTATTCATTGGGGGTTATTTCAGCGGATGGCGTAGTTGTAGAAAGAGTTGAAGAGCATCAACTTTTAAAGCTAACATCTTCGTTAGACACAACACCAACTGCGGACTACCCTGTATATGTTATAAAAAATAACACAACTTGGACTCCTGAAAACCAAATAAAAATATATCCTACAACTATAGCTAGTAATCAAATAATAAACTATATAAGATATCCAAGAGACCCAAAGTGGACATATGTAAGTTTAACGGGTGGGGAACCACTTTTTAACTCTCAAAGTTCAGACTATCAAGATTTTGAATTATTACAAGATGAGGAGACAAATTTAGTTTTAAAAATATTACAGTACTCTGGTGTTCAGATAAGCGATCCGCAAGTAGTGCAAGCAGCTAAGTCTGATGAAATACAAGAAAAACAAGAACAAAAATAAGGCATGGCATATTTAACAGATTATCAATATTATTTAGGCAGTGGAGGAGCGGCATCAGAAAACCATGGTTCTTATCAGTATATATCATTAAAAGATATAGTTAAAAACTACATGCTTATGTATGTAGGTGAAGATCAAAAGGTAGATAACGTACCAGCTTATAAGGTTAGATTTACAGCGAAGCAAGCAGTAAAAGAATTAAACTACGATGCATTTAAATCTACTAAGATAGTAGAGGATGTAGTAGAGTCTAGCTTAAAATACGTTATGCCTTCAGATTATGTTGATTTTATAAGAATATCAAAATTAAAAGATGGCGTTTTGTATCCTATGATGGAAAACAGAAACGCTATGTCTGCGGATGTTTATTTAAGAGATAATAGTAATCAGATACTTTTTGATAATGATGGTGAGGTTTTATTAGCAAACTCATCAGAGTTAGAGCAGTCAAGAATAAATAATATAACAGAAGATACATCAGACGATGATTGTTGTTATAGTTATCATATAGGAGCAAAGTATTATTTAGATACAGCTACAGCTAATAACAACCCTACTTTTAGAGTAAATCGTGCAGCTGGAGTTATTGATTTTGATTCTACGATGTCAGGTGTTACATTTGTACTAGAATATATATCTGACGGTATGGAAGGTGGAAACGATAGCTTAATAAATATTAATAAGTTTTTTGAGAGATATATATACGCATATATAACGTACGAACTTTTAGATGCTAAAGTAGATGTTGCTGATAGTGTAAAAACAAGAGCTAGACAGAAGCAAAGAGCTCTTTACAGAAACGCTAGAGTTAGAATGAATGGTATGAGTCAACTTGATTTATTAATGACTCTCAGAGGACAAAACAAGTGGAATAAAGGATAATGGCAGAATTAACTAATAATTTTCTTAAAGGTACGATGAACAAGGACCTAGATGAAAGTCTAGTGCCTAACGGATCTTATCGTGATGCTTTAAATGTAGATGTTATACACTCAGAGGGAGATGATTCTGGGACTGTTAGAAATAAAAAGGGTAATACACAGCTAGGTGATTTAAATAATGTAACAGGGCAAATATTAAGTGTTTCAACAGCTGCTACAGCTACAATAGTAGGTGCAGCATCATTAAACAATGCTAATGGGACATCATTAGTATTAGAAAATACTGATGGCTCAACGGTTACATTCACAACAGACCCAACCTTAAATTTTGGCGATGTATCTGCGAGTATTGGAGACCACACATGGAGAATTAACACTAAAGATATTAGTGGTGGTGATGAAGTTAGGAAAGCCACCCAAGCAATACATATTGCTGTATTAGCAGCGATAGCCGCTGGAGAATTGGACATGACTGTTGTCCCTGCTACTAATACAGGTACTCAAACAGAATTTACTCTTACTCAAAATAATGATGGTACTATTGGTAACACACCAATAACTTTAATGACTGGAGCTACTGGAGCTTCTTCATTTACTGGTGGTCTTGATAATACACAGAACGCAAGAACTATTGGAGCGGTAACTTTTGAATCTGATAATTTAATTTATTACTTAGTTGCGTCAGACAAGCTTGATGGGGTATTTGAGTATAATGAAAAAACTAATAAGATTACTAGAGTATTACAGTCAAATAAAGCATCGGCAGCTACAGCGAGCAAGCTTAATTTTAATCAAAATTATTATGTTACTGGTATAAATTACGTAGATGGTTTTTTATATTGGACTGATAATTTTAATCCACCTAGAAGAATAAATATTAGTAGAGCTAAAGGTTATGATATAGATGATGATAGAATTGATGACGATATATCAGTAATATTAGAGCCGCCATTAAACGCTCCTATGATTGATATGATTGCAACAGGAAATCAAGAAAATAATTTACAAGAAACATTTGTTCAATTTTCATATAGGTTTAAATATGTAGACAATCAATATAGTGCAATGTCTCCATTTTCTGGAGCGGCCTTTATACCTTCAACTTATGTATTAGATTTTGCTATTGGAGAAAATAAAGGTATGTTGAATAGTCATAATGCGGTAGATATATCTTTTGAGACAGGTAATCAATTTGTTGAAAAGGTTGAGGTATTGATGCGTGACACTAAGAGTACTGTCATATCGGTAGTAGAAAGCTTTGATAAAGAAGCGTTAAGTATTCCAAGTAATAATGTACATACTTATAGATTTTCTAATAATAAAACATATAGAACTTTACCTTCCAATCAATTGGGAAGATTGTTTGATAATGTTCCTCTAAAAGCAAAAGCTCAATCTTTTATAGATACTAGAATTGTATATGGTAACTATGAACAATCATTCGATATGACAGATTCTTTAGGCGTAAAAGTAATACCAGATTACTCTGTTAAATATGTGTCTAAAGAAACACCAACTGGGGAAGGTATACAAACATTTAGAAGTGATAGAGATTACGAGATAGGGATACAATATGGAGATAAATATGGTAGATTTACTACTGTATTGACAGCTCCAGAGAACGATGCCTCTCCTACAGTATATATTCCACCAAGTCAATCTATAACGGGGAATAGTTTATCTGTAGAGATAAACAATAAACCACCAGACTTCGCAACATGTTATAGGCTTGTTATAAAACAAAATAAAGGTATATATTACAATATATTAGGAGAAAAATATGTCAGGAATAAAAAGTAATAATAACAAGTTAG